GAGCAGTCTTTCTTAGCATTCCTTGAGTATCGGATAATCTTTTCTTTGGCACTGGGATATCGACTAGTCTTTCGTATTCTTCAACTAACTCGATATAAAAGGGGATAGAAAAGTTATGCAGACATTTAGTAAACATTAGATTATCTTTTCTAAAGGTAAACTTTCTATCTTCTGCGAAACCACAAAATGGTGCAGCAGCAGTGACATCAACGACCATATCTTGTCGTCTGTCGTGAATAGTTTTTAACTCAAAAGGATATTCAACTGAAATAGTTTCAGTATCTTCACCACGAATAGTAGCCACTAGAGTTTCCCCTGTGGTTAGCTTCAACAAAATAAACTCGTCATCCTCTTTAATTAGTTTATCCATTTATGTTTACCTCTACAATCTTGTAGTTAAATTTTTCTTCTGAGTAAATAGAAAGTCGTTCTGAAAAGTGTTTGAGTGTATGATTCTTCCAAGATTTCCAAGATAGGTCATCAGCTACATCATACAAATTACAACTTTCTTTACCCTCCTTCAATCTTAAACCTCTACCAATAGATTGTAAGTTTCGTATCTTACTTTTACTTGGCGAAGCGAAAATAATGTTTTCGATAGATGGTATATTAATGCCAGTCGAGAATGTACCAAAAGAAGCAACTATGATATTGTTGTCAGTATCACCTGCTATTTCTCTGACCTTTTCCCTATCCTTTACGACTGTATCTCCCGATACAAACCAGATGTCCTTTGAACCATCTACCTTTTTATTTAGGTCTTCGTATAATGGGATTCCATGTTTCTGTACGAACTGATATAGTACCAGTGTATTCCCTTTTAAATCTGCAGCAAGGTTTACAATAAATTTATTTCTAGCATCGTTAGTGACTAAGAAGTCCATCTCGTCAGCATACTTGTTTGTTTTTCTACCTTGCCTTGTTAATTCATCGTACTTTAATAACAAGCAAGTAATATCTAGTTCGGCAACCTTCTTATCTTCCATTAATTTTTTAGTTGTCGTGACAGCAAAGACAGGTCCAAACACACCTTCTAATACCAGCTTATGTACTTTCTTTCCATCAATCGTACCAGTCGTGCCGATCCTGTAATTACAATTAATTAATTTATCCATACATGTAGTCAGCGACCTTGCCTTAAACTGATGTGCTTCATCTCCGAAGCATACATCAAACTGAGCAAACCATTGTCTTGGTTGTTTATAAACTGACTGCCAAGTCGTAATCAATACTTGTTTATCTATATCTTTGGTAAATCCTGAGTATAATTTTTGTACATGGTCTTCTACATTCCATCCATTTTTACTTGAATAATCTTCGAAGTCCTTATACAGTTGCTCAACGAGGGAGGTCGTTGGTACTATTATGATTGCTTTTTTGCCCTGATTTAGCAGGTATCTAAGGGTTGAATAGATGATTAGCGATTTACCAGACGCAGTAGGAGAGACTAGGAGCGTTCTTTCATCATTTAGAGCTTTATGTATAGCTTCAACCTGATATTCCCTGACAGCGAGTTCTCGTCCTTTGGATGCTAATTGTAAGGAATCTACCCAGTTTTCTACCTCTTCAAAGGGTATTTTTCGGTCAACAACGATTAAATCCTTACATTCTATCTCATACCCTCGCTCAACAGCGAATTTTTCAACATATCGGTATAATCCAAGGTAAAGTGTATGACGAACTCTGTCATATTGCCTAATTTTGCCATCCCATAAGCGACTTCGGTACTGTGGTGTGAATTGTGCACCTGGAACAGCATATGTGAAGTAGTCAGAGAGCTCTGCTTCTACCGAAGGCTCCGAAAAACAGCGAATATGTATATTACTCGCCTTTTCTATCGTTATTTTAGGCACCTGATATAAACTTTTTCCATTCGATTGAGTTTTTTATGTCCCAACCTCTACTTGATATTGATTTCATGATGCTTTCCGACGCATATACCATGTCTTCTAGGTAAGATATGCGTACTGTCATCTTAATTAGGTCGTCATCCCCATGTAATAGGTCATCTTGTACTGATTTTATGGGTTTTATGCCTTGATATTGCTCCCAACCATGTTCTTCTAACTCTTCACGACCTAATTCACCATTGTAGTAGCGAATTTTTAATCGTCTTAGCTGATGAAACTCTGCTCTTTGCTTAGTGAGTTTCATTTTGAACTCCATTAGGAATTTTAAATACTTTTGGTGTAGGTTTGGAATGCGTACAGCTTCCTTATCTAGATGGTCATCATCAACCAAGCTGTCTTTCGCCCATTCATCCTGTAGTTCTTGTAAATTCATAGTAAAAATACTCCTTTAGACCTTAATTCTAAAGGTTTTTTTCTTAAAAGTAAAGTTATGAGATCTTGTAGTATGCGTATTTAAAGGTCGCACGAGTAGAAACCATCATCACATCCTGCATTTTAGCTTCAAATTGTATTGGTTCTAGGGAAATAGGGAAACAATCTATAAAATTAAAGGTTTTTACAGGTTGATTTTGCCCTGATAAGACTTGTAATGTAGAGTCTGAGTAGTTTTGGGATATCTCAGATATCTTTGCTCTCTCATCTGCTGTTAAGTAGGAGAGATATTGTTCATATTTTTCTGGAAATCCTAAGCCAATCATCCAATCATGTATAGCTTTCCAGTTTACCATCTGTGCATCGACCTGAAACTCTACCACAAGTTCTTGATATGTGATTATTTCTCCAGGAATCGGATTGGCTACATAAGGTGTAGCTTGATTAAACTCACCAAGATTAATTCCAGGCAAGTTTACTGACTGTACAAAGAATGTAGTATCAGGTAATCTATCAACTTGAAAGGTAAAGCCATTAGGATTTAATGGCGAAATATCAGTTGGGAATTTATTTGAGTAAGCTGTCAATTAATTATCCTCTTTTGTTTTCGTTTTAAGTGTAGCAAGTGTGTAGACCACATCTTTTTAAACTGCTTGTCTTGAGCACGCAAATATACTCGCTCAAGTTTAGCAATCCGTCTAGCTAGAAGTTCCTCTGGTGCCATTTTCCCTTTGTTTTATTTTTTCTTTAAGGTCTTTTTTGGTCTTCCACATTTCCTTCAACTTAGGATCGGAAGTCTTATCGATAATTTTATCGATGTTCTCTATATCTTTTAACAAACTTTCTTTCACAACACTATTCCCAGAGCAAGCAAACCTACAGCGACTCCTGCTAAAAATGCCATCAGGATTAGCTTGTAGTAATCTATTTCGAAAGTGACTTGAAACCAATCAATCGCCTTTTCGTATAATTCAATCAATCTGGACATAATACATCTCCAGCTACTATTTAGGTGTTTTAGAAACTAGACACCGATATAATATTGATGAAACCAGATAACTGTTGCAGCGATTGTACAAGGAACGACTGCAACTAGTGTCGGTATGAACACCATGTATAACATGGGATTCTCGACCATAAAGTCGCAATCGTCCTCGTGTGTTTTGTGTGAGTTCTCTTTAGTATCCAAAATAACTCATTCGCATCGTCACGAATGTGGCAAGAGGGAATCCTAAAGGAAGAGCAATGTATGCTAGAAATTCGGCAAATGCTTTGGTTTTTCGCACCATGCTCTTCGTTAAGTTAATAACTGTGGACATGGTTTTTCCTATTAAGTGTTTACATTTAGTTATAAAAAGAATTTTTTTTATAACCACCGAAATTATTTAGTAAAAAAAGATGGGCAAACCGATTATAAGAATATAACAGATTTACCCATCAATTTAGGTTAGTGTGCTATGCCACGATACTGTAAACCAGTAGCGACTTTTACACTTTCCTTTGATATGGCACCATGTTTAATACCTCTGTAAACACCACCTCTTTTGGATAATTTCTCATCCTTGGCAATGTTTCCATCGACTTTGATACCTCTGTAGAAAGTAGTCATCGTTTCCTCCAGATTGTAATAGGTTGATATCTGAACAGAATCTTTCCGTTCCCCTATTGCGTTCCTTCGGTAGATTGTCGGTCTCGTTCCCTTTCGGTACTTGCTTGCCCCACTTGCGTGGGAGGTTTTCCTATTCTACTTACTTCCGTCCACTGCTACATTTAGAGTGAATGAACGATACTACTATTTAGCCTGAAAAAAACTTAAAAGTAAAGCATAAAAAAAAG